CGTACAGAGAATCATAGCTGCTGAAAACAAAGGTGGTTCAGAAGAAGAGTTCGGTTTATCGGAAGCTGAAAAAGAACAACTTATGGGTGCGATAGAGGATGCGGCTACTGATTTACAAACTCATTCGGATGAGATTACAGAAGATATGAAAAGGATAGAAAATTAATGCCATTTTTTAGAAGTAAAAAAAGTAAAAATAGAAGAACAGATGGTACAGGATTTCTAACTTACTCAGACGCTTATCAGTTAATAAAAGAAAATATCGATGAAGCTGTAGAGTTTTATGAACTAGAACCTGCTATTGTGACTCAAGTTTTACTAGACCCAAAAGACTTTCCAAAGAAAGACACACCTAACGGTAATGGTAAAATGCCAGACTATTCTTATTTGGGAACTGTTAGAGCTAGATTTGTAGAAAGTCAAGATACTGGTGATGAGATTGATGATTATATAAAACCACTATCTCCACATATGGTAGCTTATCCTTTGATTGGGGAAGTGGTTAACATAGCTAAACATGGTAATCAGATGTACTACTATCAACCTTTGAATATGAGAAATCATGTTAATATGAATGTGGCTAATAACGTTCCTACAGATCCAAAGGTTACAGCGCAAACCACAGAACACAACAGAAACCTACTTAGTGAATATGGTGATGTTGTTATTAATGGTAGATTTGGTAATGGTATAAAATTTGGTAGCGATCCTTTCTACCAATATCCAGATATAAAAATTACAAATAGACAATCAGTACCACCACAAAAAATACAAGATGAACATTACCCACATTTACAAAACATAAACGCAGATGGTTCATCTATTTTTATTACATCAGGTCCAGCTAGAGAAGTTGATGCTTTGATACCAGCTGCTTTTAATCTAACTACGCCTGAAGTATTGGATGGTGATATGATTACTCTTAACTCTGATAGATTAGTTTTTAATTCTAAAAAAACAGACGTTCATATGTTTGCTAAAAGAAACCTAAACTTATCAGCTAATGAGGAAATAAATTTAGAATTAGGTTTAAATGCTTTTGGTGGTAGAATAACATTAGGTGATGCTGAGTCTACCAATCCAATGGTTTTAGGAAATCAATTAGAAGATTTATTTGAAAGATTATTATCAGCAATATCAAGCTTTTCTAACTCTACATCAGGAGCTACAGGAGTAGCACAGATATCAGACGCAGGAGAGGTGTTAAAAAAAGATATCGAAGATATATCCACTAATATGTTACCAAAGATATTAAGTGATACAGTTTATATAACAGAAAATCAAATGAATGAATTAACTTCTATAAATGAAGTAGAAGGTGATGTAGAACCAATAATTCGTACAGAAACGAGAGGATAGTTATGAGCGCTTTATCAGACAGAATTAAAAGAACAATACAATCTGTATTTGATTTGCCTAGAAAAGATATAGAGGTTAAAGTAGATGCAATCGTAGCCGCAACAAGACAAGGACAATCTCAAGGACAACAAGTAAAAGATATATTACAAACTATAGAAGATGCAGAGAATGCAGTAAAAACAGTACAATCTGCGGTAAAGACTGCTGACTCAGTTATAGCAAGTTTAAATGCGGCTTCTAAGATTGCAAAAGCTAGTGAGAGAGCAGCTGCTATAGCAGCCGCTAATCCAGCTACAGCAGCTTCAGCTGCCGTTGCTATAGTTCAAAGAACCATAAGAGAAAAAGTTGAAAAGGAAATAGAAGAGGGAAAAGACGCATTAAACGTAACACCAAACCTAATACAAAATTTTAATAAATTTGTCGAAGACACAAAAGCTAAGCTAAAAAAGATAAAAGCAGAACAAGAAAAGAAAAAGGCTTTGCGTGAGCAAAGAAAGAGAAAATTAAATTCTTAATATTTATATATAAATAGGAGTTATCATGTCAAACACTAAAAAAATAGTAGGTTTAATTAGAGAAATAGTTAAACAAGAGGTACAAAAAGAGGTAAGAAAGATACTTATTAGTGAAGGAGCTAAGGCTATATCTAATAATGTAAATGATGTGCCTGAAGTAATACCTACACCTGTTCCTCAAAAAACTAAACCTAAAGAAGTAAGTTATACTAAAAACCCTACGTTAAATAAGATACTAAATGAAACCGCTCGTGGAGAAGAGTTTGAAGAGTATCCAACAATGGGTGGTGGAACATTTGATAGTACAAAAATGGCTGATGCTATGGGTTATGGTGGAATGTTAGGTAGCGCTGAGGATAAGAGAAAGATGGGAGCTTTACAAACAGCACAGGCTGCAGGTGTAGATACATCAAGTGAAGCAGTACAGAATGTGATGCAAGACTTAACGAAAGATTATAGAGGTGTAATGAACGCATTAAAAAAGAAAGATGGTAAATTATAATGGGTGTAATTGAAAACGATTTAAATGAAGATACATATATTGGTTTAGAGTTACCACTTACATATACACAAGATGGTTACTTTAGAAGAACAAAAACAGCTTTAGAACAAGCTAAATCCAATATCAAAAATCTTCTTCTTACCAATAAAGGTGAGAGGTTAGGTAATCCTACATTTGGAACAAACTTACTTTCTTTAGTTTTCTCACAAGAAAACACAGATTTAGAAAGTAGGGTTGAGGAAGAAATTAGAGCCGCTATGAGTGAGTTTTTACCATTTATAAATATTGTTAGTATAGAAACCAACTTTTCTGATATTAATAAAGATACAGCTATTGTTAATTTGAGATTTACTCTAAATGTTGATGCAACTTCTGAAGAAAATTTAACTTTAGATTTTTCAAATTACAATATTAGTTAGTAGGAGAAACTAAATGCCATATTCAGTAACTAAAAAATCAGTAAAAGAGGTTAGATATCTAAACAAAGATTTTGCATCTTTCAAAGATAATCTAATTGAATTTACAAAAATATATTTTCCAAACGCTTACAATGATTTTAATGAATCATCTCCTGGTATGATGTTTATCGAAATGGCATCTTATGTTGGTGATGTTCTTTCATACTATGTCGATAATCAGTTTAAGGAAAGTCTTTTAGCTTTTGCTGAAGAAAAAAGAACTGTTTATAATATGGCTCAGTCATTGGGTTACAAACCAAAACTATCTTCAGCTGCTTCAGTAGATTTGGATGTGTTTCAAACTGTTCCAGCTACTGGAACTGGAACAGGAGCTGACTACACAACTAAACCTGATTTAAGTTATGCTATGAATCTAAAGTCTGGTATGGAGCTTCAGTCAGATACTGGTGTAACTTTCGTTACAACAGAAGATTGTAACTTTAAATTTTCTAGCTCTTACGATTCAATGACAATAACTGTTTACGAAAGCTCTGCTAATGTACCTGTTACTTACCTACTAAAGAAAGGTGTAAGGGCTTCAAGTGGAACAGTTGCTACAGAGTTTTTTACTTTTAATGCAGCTGAGAAATATAAGAGAATAGCATTGGGTAATCAGAATGTATTGGAAATAATCTCTTGTAAAGATAGTGATGGTAATGATTGGTATGAGGTTCCTTTTTTAGCACAAGATACAATATTTACAGATATGGAAAACACTGTCAGAAATGACGACCAATTGTATGTTTACTCAGACCAAGCTCCTTATCTACTAAAACTTCTAAAGACATCAAGAAGATTTACAACATTTATCAGAGAAGATGGTAAGACAGAATTGAGATTTGGTGCTGGTACATCTGATAATCCTGATGAAGAGATAATTCCAAATCCAGATGAAGTTGGTTCTTCTTTACCTGGTTCACCAACTTATCTGAATACAGCTTTCGATCCATCTAACTTTTTAGCAACCAAAGCTTATGGTCAAGCTCCATCCAACACACAATTAACAATCACTTATAGATATGGTGGTGGTGTTAATAATAATGTTAGGTCTATTATCAAAAAACCACAACTGACACGAGTATAGAATTAGATGATACAGGTTTAAATGCTGGTTTGGTAACTACAACTAAAAGCTCTATAGCCGTAAACAATCCAACACCGGCTGCAGGTGGTAGGAGCGCAGAAAGTATAACTGAAGTTAAAAATAATGCATTAGCATACTTTCAAACTCAACAGAGAGCGGTTACAAAAGATGATTATATAGCCAGAGTTTATGCTTTACCACCTAAGTATGGTAACATAGCAAAGGCATATGTGGTGCAAGACAGTCAGTTAGATAGTAAGTCTGGTGCTAACTCAGATGCACGAATAGCAAATCCATTAGCTCTGAATATGTATCTTTTAGGATTTGATGCTAACAAAAAATTAACTACAGTAAATCAAGCTGTAAAAGAAAATGTACAAACTTATCTAACTCAGTTTAGAATGGTTACTGATGCAGTAAATATAAAGAATGCTTTTGTAATCAATATAGGTGTTAAATTTAATTTACTTACAAAAGTTGGTTACAACAAAGAAGAAGTTGTTCTTTTAGCAATACAAAGAGTTAAAGACTTCTTTAATATTGATAAATGGCAAATAGGACAACCGATTGTTCTAGCTGATTTAGCTTATCAATTGTCTTTAGTAGATGGTGTTTCTGCTATTGTTCCTCCTGAAGAGGACAATCCGAATGGGAATCCTATTGTTATCACTAATAAATTTGCAGTAGGTTCCGGTTATTCTGGAAATGCTTATGATATAATTGGTGCTACAAAAGACGGAATTATTTATCCATCATTAGACCCAAGCTGCTTTGAACTTAAATATCCAAATGTAGATATTGAAGGTAGAGTAGTCGGTAACACAACAGGAGTTAACTAATGCATTATTTTGTTTTTCCAGAAATAGATACAACTATATATCAAGCAACAGGTAGTAGTAACGCAGGTAAGGATGAGATATTAGAAGTTCAGAAGACTATGAGTACTTCTGGTGGTAATGTAAAAGTTTCTCGTATACTCATAAAATTTGATTTGGGTGATATACAATCTTCAATAAATAATGGAACGATATCTTCAGACAGAAAATTTTATTTAAATATGTACGATGCTGGTTCCGAAGCTCTCAAAGTAAGTCAATCTTTATGGGCTTATCCTATAAGTCAAAGTTGGGTTGAGGGGCAAGGAACTGCTGATGACAATCCGATTACAACAGAGGGTGCTAGTTGGCAGTATAGAGATGGACAAATTTTAAAGACACCTTGGAGTGGTTCAGCTACTGAGGCTGATGGTGGTGGTGCTTGGCATACCGAAGTTTACTCTTCTCAATCATTCGTATACGAAGATACAGATATGAGAATGGATGTGACTCCTATTATGAATAAATGGTTAGATGGTACATATCCTAATCATGGGTTTATAGTAAAGAGAAGTGGTAGTTTTGAGAACATAAATACTAATGAGGATGAGGGTAGTTCAGAAAAACTTGGAAACTTTAAGTTTTTCTCAAGACAAACCAATACAATATATCCGCCAAAATTAGAGGTTGAGTGGTATGATACTAAATGGGGTACAGGTTCATTAAGTGGTTTAGATTCAACTGAGTTAGAAGACTTACAAGTTTATATGAAGAATTTAAGACCAGAGTACAAAGAAAGTTCTAAGGTAAAGTTTAGATTGTGTGGTAGAGGCAGATATCCAACAAAGTCTTACTCAAATACATCTTCGGAATATCTAACACAAAAGTATTTACCGAGTGGTAGTAAAGAAAACATTGGTGGTGATGGTGCTTACTATTCAGTATTAGATAGTCAAACCGATGATGTTATAATACCATTTGGTACTGGCTCTCTGATAAGTTGTGATTCAACAGGAAACTATTTTAATCTATGGATGAATGGATTACAAGCAGAGAGATATTACAAATTTTGTTTTAGGGTTGTAAGCGGTAGTAACACAACAGAAGAAACCATACAACATTTTGATGATGATTTTACATTTAAAGTAGTGAGATAAAAAATGCCTTACACACAAGAGGAATTAAAAAACCTAACATTTTATCAAAACTTAATTGATGAAGATGAACAACAATATTTACAGAATAAAGCATCTTTAGAGTTAATAGCTGGTATTTCTGGTTCTGCTAATCAAGGCAATTTACTGAGAGATGAATCTAACACGATTCTTCTTTTTGAAGATCCTTATAAAAATCAATTACAAGAAGATGAATCTTCGAAGATAGTTCATGATTTAAAAGTAAACAAGTTAAAAACAAATGATTCTATAAATCAAATACTAAGTAGAGAATTTAGAGAGTTATAATGGCTAGTAAATTAAAAGATAGAGACAAAAAACTTTTAGATGGTAATCTTTTTGATATTGTCGGTAACAAACCATATGAAAATGGTAAGTGGGGAACTCAAGAAAAAGATTTTGTTTATTTAGAAGTATTTGATACAAACGGAAATCTAATAGAATATACAAATTTACCTGTATCACAATTTATAGCAAATGTATCTAATGATAATGTAGAGTTTTATCCTGGTTCACATATAAGAAGTTTAGGTTTTGAAAGTGGAACGTTTACAGTAAGATACAACTTTCTTAGAAAATTAGCTGGTGATGAATCAGCAGTTCTACTTCACACTTTAGATAAAAACGATACTAAAATTGGAGATGTTTACACTAACACTAACAAACTATACATAACAGATGATGGTATAGTTTACAATGTAACTGAACAAGAATTTAAAGATAGTCCATCTACAGCAGAACAATTAGCGGTAGAAGATTTAAGATATCAAATCGATGAGATATCACCTAGCAGAACTGAAGTAAGATTGAGAGCAAAGAATATAAACAGTTCCTATATAGATGAGTTTGTCAATATACAAACAAAGAATAAATATGAAAGTGTTATATCTAATATAAATTTTGTTGGTGGTAATCCATATGAATCTTTAACATTAACTCTTACGCCTGAAGAAAATGGTTTTCTGTTTACTCAACAGATGGTTGATGGTACTTTGACTTTGCCAGACGTTTACAAAGTAGACGAAATAGAAAGTGCGGTTAGGTCTGATTTTAATCTTATTTCAAACTCATCGTTAGAAAATTTAAGGTTGGATAATAATGGTAACGTAGCATTTTATGGTGATAAAGAAGCATGGGATTCTGAGTTACATGCGGATGCAGTAAGAGCAGATGATTGGACTTTAGGTTTTAGAAGAAATAGTCAATTTGGAAGAGGTGGGTTACACGAAGGTACGGAACACTTAGGTTACCATGCAAAAGTTGTACAGAAAGAAGGAATAGCTGGTGGTAATTGTATAAAGTTTACAGACAATAATGAGATATTTGTATCATCACCTGAATGGCCAACAGGATATCCTTACAGACTACAACTTATAGGTCAGTATGGTTTACCAAAACTTAGCGGACTAGGTGCGAAAGCTGGTGACTTTATAAACATTAAAATGGATATAAAGAGTACAGTTGCAGGAAAAGGAGTT